ATATTATTTGATACGGATATCAAGTTTGTATGTATGGAGTTTAGCTTAATATTTAACCCACGTATTGTTTTCAGTTTCATTTTAATTAGTTCTTGAAAACGAGAAATAGCCCGTAATTGCGTGTATGACAATTCAGGGCCTGTGCCATCTTGCTTAGCGCTGATTGATGGCTTATCAGGAGACACCACAGACATTTATATTTAAATATAATATTTAAATTGATGACATTATAATGCCTAAATGACGAACATATATTGCTATATTTGCAAACATAAGGGATGGAACAACGACAACGTGTATCCGTTGGACTACTACTATATTGAACGTTTAAACGAACTGTTGGAAGAGTCCCAGGGTTTCCCCAGTCTAACCAGCATTATACAGATTTGCGAAGTGTACAAAAGCTATGTAGCCGACGTAACATCAAAGATTGATAACTACCACTCTACGAAATGCGTACAATGCCCTTCGTGTATGCAGAAAGTGCCCGCGTCCATGCGTAAGAAAGCACCAATCCCCAGTAATATAGATTATGGTGTTGCCCTATGTCATTTTGCCGGTTTAAACGGGGTACAATACAAGGTTTTGGAAAAGCTTAAAATGTGCATCGGGGAAATTAGGGCTATTGATAACATGATCGGCATGGAGAACATTAAGAAGGAGTTTGCTTGCGTAATGAAGTATCTTTCTACGTATGAGCCAGGTACTAAAGAGCCGCTTATGCATATGGGTATTTATGGTCCGCCTGGTCACGGTAAAACACAAATCGCCCGTCTCATTGGAAAGGCTTTTTCTAAGTCAGGTCTGCTTACTAAACCGGATGTATTCGTGTTGGCATCACGAGCCGACCTGATTGGCGCATATTGTGGACATACTGCTAAAAATACCACTAAAAAGTTTGACGAGGCCCGAGGAGGCGTGATTTTCATAGACGAAATCTATTCATTGGGCAACCCTGAAAAGAAGGATGCATTTACTAAAGAGTGCATCGATACCATCAATCAATTGCTCTCTGAGCGTACGGATACCTTGTGTATCATTGCTGGATATGAAGACGATGCGGAACAGAGTTTTTTTGCATATAACAAGGGTTTGGCTCGGCGTTTTCCATTTAATTTCGTGATTAGTCCTTACACGGAGGAGCACCTGACGCAGATTTTTATTAAGTTGGCGGAAGATGATGGCTGGAAGGTGGAAAAGGGGGCGATATTGCCATCGGACTTAAAGGATAAGAAGCAGTTTAATAACGCAGGAGGTGATATGGAAAATCTTCTCGTAAAAACAGTAATGGCTCATTACGAAAACAGTTTCTTGTCATCCGATACTCATCGTAAACTACTTGTACGCAAGGACGTTGAACAAGGCCTGAAGGCTTACACCATGAATAAGAAGGTTAAAAAGACGGATACTCCTCCCCCTCCCGGTATGTATTCTTAGGGGTTAAAGGCTTAAAGATTTAAAGATTTAAAGATTTAAAGGATTAAAGGGTTAGATTTAATTACATCTTTTACTTTGGTGCGAAGGTCGTCTAAGCTACCGTCATTAAAAATAGTATAGTCCGCGCCCGCTAACCCCTCTTCAGATAAATGCTTAAAGATGATAGCATTATGATGACCAGGACGAATAACATTTATAAACGTTGCTCCGTGCCTACGCAACATGGCTAACTCATTCTCAAATCGTAAGTCAGGTATGAGGATTATGGTATCAGGATCCTCGTGCTGTATCTCAAGGATATCATGTTCCACATTCCATGTCCATATACCTCCCGCTTCCTTTAAAATATCACACATTACATAACTTGGTATGGTGTCGCGGCACACCTCAGTTCCGAATTTTTGCAAAACTTCACGAGGCGTCGTACCTAAATGGGATTTCACGGTTGCTTTACTAACTGGATGGTTTAGATCCTTGTCGGTTAGCCGAAACATGATCTTGCAGGCGGCTTTTAACCGGTCTGCAAAGGAGATAATTCGGACAGTATAACCTTCATTAACTAACAATTCTTCTGCGAGTGTAACGCAAGATGATTTTCCATGTTCTGCGGGACCGCCGAAACCAATTAATCTCATTATTACTTTGATTATTTAAAATGTCTAACGTTATTAATTGTATAAGTTTTATATCGATACAAATAAGAATGACTAATATTTTAAGTAGGATCTTGAATGGCTTAGGTTTCTGTTTAATAAGCATCATATTGGGTATATTTATAGGCTATATCGTGGACATTATTAAGGGTGTGTCTCGACGCAGAGATGACGCAGAAGTGTTCATTGATGTATTTAGGAATGATATTCAATTAGAAGACTTTGAGGCCTTTCATTTTAACATTCCAGAAGGACAAGTCAGGAACATGATGCAGGGGGGAGCCGGTGTCTGGCATGCCGAAATTATAGGAGAAGGAGTTGACATTCATGATCATACGGTTCAAAATTCACTTACCTCATCGTTTAAAGCTCTTAAAACATGGTATGATAAATCCAAAGCCATGGAGGAGGTGCCCTCCCCCTTAACCCACTTGCCTAAATGGAGAGATGGGGGGATGTCAAGTATTAAATCTGCCGTATTCTCTTGCAAATTAGATATAAATATCATCGAAAAAGCCTATTCAACGTTGAGAAGTATAGAAAAGATCAACAGTAATATATCATCCATCGATACCGATGAACTAACCGTTCTTCACATAGTATGGGCACGCATTAATGATCCCATCAATGCGGCTGTTAGAAATGACCTTTTAGAAAACCTTGTTCATCAACTCGCCGATGCTGCCGTCAATCTGGATATGAGTCGATGCGCTTCCGGACGCGTTACAAGAATAATTCATGCACTTGAAGCAATTGACACGGAAAACATAATAAGTATTACCTCCACGGAGTCTATACGCAGAGAATTAAATAACAAGGTACCCATATTAATAAGTAAATATGAGGGTAAACATAACATTATAGACCTTATAGACAAAGAGTTGCGAGCAGATTATGTGGAAACAAAGTTATTAACTGATGAAATCTATGATTCTTTAACTAAAGAATATTTCGAAGCGGTAGATGACTATCGTATATCCGAATCACAAACGGGACACCTTGTGGAAAACGTTGTCAACCAGTCAGAAATACATTCACGATGAAATACATGACCGCATGTATTTATGCGGACATAAGACCCACCTGATTCGTTGCAAATAACACAGGTAGTTGCAGCCTCCGACTCATCAATATCAACCAGAATCTCACTAATCCTCTGTTCACTGGCTACAATCACCATGGGTTCAAGTAGCGTTTCCATGAGTAGATTTGCACGTTGAGAAAGAGACATTCCAGGATCCCTTTCCAATGAAGACCCCGTCATCCTAACAGGGTAGTTAGCAGCATTGTAACTCGCAAGTAAATCTGTTTGATTATAGGTATATGCATCATCGGGAATTTTAAAAATAATATGAATGGTGCATCGTCCTTCAGATAAACCAAACATATTAAGGGTATTGTCCAGAATCGTAGGATCGGTGCCAATTATCTGACCATTACAGATGATGTACAGAACATCATTGGGCTTGCGGTGAACAAGAAATGGTAGGGTTTTATAGAGTGACCTTAATTTCAAATTATCGGACAGAATCAACCGATAATATGAATTGTAGTTAAAGATGACGCAAGCACGAATCATGGTTTCAGTTAAAGAAACTTTAAACTTTCTTTAACTTTTCATTTTTAATTTATGAAAGAAAGGACTGGCTTCACCTAACAATAAAATAGCAATAGCAAACCCTATTCCATGTTCAACGCTACTTAACAGCTTAGGGGCATTGCTGACCGTAACCGTCGTTATTATAAATAACGTAGCAACCAGGCTTAGAGGGGACTTGACTGCAGAGGGTACTATCCTGCTTGCCAGCAACGAAATCAAAAGAGCCAATATAATACTTTTGGCCAGCAAAGGTAATTTAGGCACAATCCATCCAATTAAGGGCGATTCTTTTGATAAATTGTCTAATATGTCTGACATGCTCGTCCTATATTTAAACAGGTACTTTTTTCTTTATAACGACCGATTTACGCTCTTGTACTAACTGTTTTTGTATCTCCAGAGTTTTGGGCTCCTCCTTCGGCTTAATTTTAGCATCCGATACTTCCTTCGCCTTAATTTTAGAATCCGATACTTCCTTCGGCTTAATTTTAGCCTTGAGTTTAATCTTACTTTTTGTGTCCGCCGACGTACTGTCGTCTGTATGAGTACTGGAATTGGAATATATGGATGAATAGCAGCTTGAAACCTCATCTAAAGGTGCTTGAACTTGAGATTTAACTTGAGCTTTAACCTCAGACGTTTTCGGTTTTCCGGCTTTACGATCATGTGTAGAGTGAATCTTCATCGTTAAGCTGGTATCCGATCCTATCTTTTCGATGAGTGCACTTTTTATTTGTCCGTCCAACTCCTTGTTATTCTTATTCAAGTATTTAAATTGGTTCCATTGCTCATAATAAGGACTAATTTTAATATACTTCGCAAGTTTGTCGATTATCAACAGAGCCTTCTTTTTAGAAAGTTCCGTAATAACCTTGCCTGTAAAATGTGATTGTGTGACCGTATCATTATCTAAAGAAAACAGATTATACGAATACAACAACTCTACCGCCGGTAAAATATCATTGTTAATGAGTCGAATAAATACTAACTCGATAATATGTTGTAAATCTGCGATATTATATGTCTTGTGATTAGACAGCTTGTGTAGCTCAAGATAAATGTTTTTCCGTAAGTTTTGTGCCTGAGAGTTAATCGACAGCACGCTTGCCCATTTTGCATCAACCTGAGTCGTCTTACTTGCCAAATTCATGTAATAATTTGGAATATGAGCACACGTGTAGCTCTGTATCGGTTGCAGACTCCAGTTCTGAGTATTATACATAATTTTTTCGATGACGTCCGAAGTAATAAGACTATTAACCACCACTAAGGCCAGATTAATCTTATTCATGGCCGTCGTCTTCATAACAGAAATGGATCTTAAATAGTTTTGATGGATCACCATCGGGGTTTTACTCTTATCTCCGTTATAAATAGCTTGAATACGAACAGGATCTTGACGCGCGTTTATTAACTCTCTAATAGCGTCCGTAATATACAAGTCTTGATCTTTACGACAAATGAGGGAGAAACACCGGTCTAAAATCTGATCGTCGATTAAGATTTTACCCTTGTACAGGTCTATAAACTCCAGAATGTTTAGTAAACGACGAAAGTCCCCCTGCGAATACTCGACAATCGTTTTTTTTGCCTCATCGGTTATGCGCATTTTTTCTGACTGAATTACACGATCAGCGGCCTTGGACAAGGAAATACTGTCTGCTACCGTGAACTCAATGGTGAAACAGTCTTTTCTTAGGCTATTGATTGTTTCTTTTTTAACATTTCCGATATTGCAGATGCATATGATAGGCACCTTGCGATTATGAGGCTTATCCGGTCCGTACTTTTCCGTGGGCGTTATAAATGACAGCAAGGCGTCCACACCTCCGCGATCACCCTTAAACATACCGTCTACTTCATCCATGATTACTCCGTTAATGGGTATGCTACCTCCTTTAAAATTTCGCCGGCGCGAGGCTAAGAAATTGCTGGGGGTTTTAACAAGACCGGACAGATTTTCCTCGATTAACGCTTTGCTCCTAATATCGCTTGCGTTAAATTCTTTTACATGATATTTAAACTCGTGCAATATAATGTGTGCCAGTGTGGTTTTGCCTAATCCGGGAGGTCCGATCAAAAGGATAGCAAACTGAGATGTCGTGCCGGCTTGAAAATCAATGAACCATTGACGAATTAGATCTTTTTTAGTGTTGGATATGACTAAATCATCTATGCTTTTTGGTCGATATTTTTCAAACCATATTTCCGCATCCGTCATCTTTAATTTATATTACCATTCATTTTTAACTTAGCTTAAACCTTTAACTTTAACTTTAACTTTAACTCGCATGCAAATTAAGGATGACGTTTAAAGTTTCACCTTTAACTTTAACTTTAACTATTTAACTAGTTAAAGCTTTGTAACTAATTATTAGATAATGAACAAAGTATCTGTTATAATTCCAACATATAATAGATATACCCAGGTGAAAACATCTATAGAATCATGTTTAAACCAAACATATGAGAACATTGAGGTTATTGTTGTTAATGACTGCTCGACAGATAACATGTACTATACCGGGGAACTTGAGAAATATCCTAAAACCATAATAATACATCTACCTATCAATCAGAGAGTTAAATACAATACTGCCGCAGCACAAGGTAAAACACGACAAGAAGGAATGAAACACGCAACTGGAGAATGGATTGCATTTCTTGATGATGATGACTGTTTCTTACCCGAGAAAATAGAAACGCAGCTAAAAGAATTGGCTAAGCATCCCGATATATTGTTTTGCAGCACGAATATGATAACAGGTATTGTCCGTAACAATGAATGGATGACAGGCGGTGACTTTCGTCCTTATTTAAGTTTAAATTTAAACTTACCCTCTATATTTAAGATGGACCTTATTAAGCAGGTTAATTATATTAATAATTCTTCGGTCTTGATACACAAGTCAATATGTGACAAAGTTGGAGAATTTAAATACGGGGTTATAGAGGACTACGACTACTGGTTGAGAGCGCTTGTATTTACAGATTGTTTGTACATTGATCAGATGTTAGTTTATTATGATTCCGGATGTAATAAATATTATAATTATAATTTTTCATAGAATCGCATCGCATAGCGATAGCATCCCAGAACAGGTTCCTTTTTCGAGCTTATTAAAAAGGTGTCATTTACTTTGTGGAAATTGATACAACTAATGTATACAAAGGGAAGATGCCCGAGGGTCCAGAAGTTCGTGTTATGACATGTAACATACGCAATCTCATTTATTCAGTGGATAATCCCGAACTCATATCCGTTGAGGTTATTCAGGAATCATTTACGAAACGCTGCAGCAATCTCAATAAGTTTCAAAGATCCCCTGTCAAAGAAGTAAATTCCAAGGGCAAGTTTACATATATCCGGTTACATAACGGCACCTCTATCGGGATTACGTATGGTATGACCGGCAACATTCGTATTATTAACGGTGAAGATGAAATTAACGGTGAAGATGACTTTAAAGATAGGCATTTGGTGGTTAAGTTTACCCATTCAAATGGGGTATTTTATTACCACTCGACAAGACATTTTGGATGCATCAAGCTGTTGACCGAGGCAGAATTAGATACGAAACTGGCTTCATTGGGTCCGGATATTTTGGATTTTAATCCGTTAAGCATGGAACAGGTAGTGAAGATTTGGCGGTGTAAACCCAAGGCACACATTACAAATGTGTTGTTAACACATCAAAATCTTATTAGTGGAATCGGAAACTATATTAAGTCTGAAATCATGTATAGAGCACACGTATATCCTTTTGCGACAGTCGATAAACTGACGGATGAAACCCTTTATAAGCTTTATCTTGAGGCTCGTACCGTAGCAAACTTGGCCTTTACCGATGGTGGTGCAAGTTTATATACGTACACTGATTTATCTGGCGATAAGTCAGACTTAACCTTTAAGCTGAAGCTACAAGTTTACGGGAAGGACACGGATCCAGAGGGGCGCTTAGTAGCTAAAATAGAAACCCCGGACAAGCGCACAACCCATTGGGTTTCACAGGTTCAAACTATAGGATCTACGCGGGAAAAGCCACCGATAGCTTTAACATCTCTTGTGCGTCTTTAAATATTGTGTTACGTGCCGGTTTAAAGGAAAAAAATAAAATTAAAACTATAATGGACAATTACGCTAACATAAACGATGTCGGTACGGCAAATCCATCAGGTTTTACAAATAATTGGTTAGAAGCGCGTGATAACCGTAACTTATTTAACGGTAATTATCGTGACTTTGATACGACCTCCTTGGGGGGAACGTCCAAGGCTTTTCGCGACGTACTCAACAAGCGGATTGAGCGCAGCGAAACAAGCGATATGTTTTTCGGTGATTTAAATGTTAAGCATCTTAAATGGTTAATTTGTAAAAGAGTGCATCAAGAGAGTGGAGGTAAATACCAATTAACTCCCGAATCACAATCTGACGAAGTTTTATTAACGGTCATGCAGTCTATCTTCTTAGAAAATGCCCATTACACTGGTCCAGTAACAACACAAGTAGCCGAACTAAACTACCTTATGCTCATTGACATGGTTCCACGCGTAATCCAGAATGCCCAATTGTATCTGACGTACCAACGTGATGCCCAACAACCTCTGCCTATGGACAGATCCGTAAATATGTCTTCGGCAGGCACGAAGTCCATGTACAATTCCAAGACGTTTCTTTAAAATTGATCCAGACAAGATCTTCTATCATCAAGCCAAGGCCTCTCCTTCTTAAGCCGCAAAATGTCCTTCCGCAACCCTTTCGCTGCCCTCGCCGTCGAAGACGATGCTATTCAGGCTATTCATGAAATCATAACCCCCGCTCCGGTGTCTCCGCCCATTCGCCGCATGCCCTACGGCTGGCGCCCTCCGGTCAAGTCGATTCCCGTGGTTCCCGTGGTTGCCAAGGACTTTCCCGCCCTCGGTAAACAGGAGCGTTTGGCTCAGGCTCCTGTGGTTGGTGCCTGGGGCAAGGGTATTGATACCGTCCGTAAGGCGGCAGCACTGCCGCAACCCGTTTACAAAACCCTTCCGGCTAAGGTGGCGGTCGTAGTTTCTCGTCAGGTATCCTTTCTCGAGGACGAGGAGGACGAGGAAGACGAGTAGATATATAGCCAGGAGGGTTTAATGTATTGAGGGAGGTACATACCAAATAAAAAATAAAAAATGGGGCTTCCCCTACTTTGGATGTATTAAATAAATAAAATAATTAATTATATTACTGTTATTCCTGTTATTCCTGTTATTCCTGTTATTCCTGTTATTCCTGTTATTCCTGTTATTCCTGTTATTCCTTTATTTAAAAATAAAAACATATCATGTAAATCGTAATAAATATAACGTACAGTCGGTAGGTGTGTTGACACGTATTAAACACAATAAATATCGTGATGAAAATGGTATAGTTTGGATTAAAAGGGGGTTTTTAAATAGTTTACTCCATAATCCTTTTAAATATTACGTATTTGAAACCTATGATACTCAAAACCCATCTTCCTCAGAAGTCAAAATATTAAAAACCCATTTTGACGCACAGGAAATGAAATTTCAACCATCTTCCTTTAATTACTATTCGTCATTTCGATTTCCGGTTCAGCATTTTTTTGCGGATGTATTACCTATATTTATATTTTAACACCAACTTTAACATATCCAAAATAAAGTTTATTTACTTTGGATATAATGGACAACATAAGTGAAGATCTTAAAGAGTACATGGATGATTACATTGAAACAGCATTAACCCCTCTGACCATTAAAGTTTTAAGCAATTTACCAGGTGTACGATCAACCAAAAATACCATTGTTCTTACCAGTGGTGGTGCCAGTGTTACGGTGATCCTAAAGGAGACAGACGAAGTTTTTCAGGCCTACCAAAGCCCTCAGATCTTCCACAAGATGATCGGATTCTATGAGTTAATATCAAGGAACCCGGATCCACGTACCAAGTATGTTCTCCCAGGCCGTCCCGTGGATGAAGGTGTAATCTTATATAAAAAGATATATCCTCTGAATGAGTTTTGTGCAGACATGTCTTCTTCTCGCCGTACCTACATTAAGCAAAATTACAAAGCTATACAGCACGATATACAGAAAGCTATTGATTATTTACATTCTATTGGGGTACGTCACGGAGACACCCGTATAGATAATGTAGGGTACGACAAAGAAAACAAAGTGTTTGTACTGTTTGACTACGATAAGATAAATTTAAAGTTAACGCAAGCAGGTATGGAGGACGATAACGAAATTTTCGCCGAATCATTGAAACAGTTTAAAAACTAAAACATTAATAAGTATAAGATAATATGGATGACGATCTATTGATAACTAACTCGTTTATACCATTCTCATACGATACCGGTAATGATATGTCAATCGAAACAAAAAGGCATAAAGTTATTCAATACGTAAAAGAAAACGAGGATGCCCTAAAATCTTCCCCACGATCCGGGGGCGTAAATGTAAGCGGAGCCGGAATCGTGAAACCATTAGCGGTAGCTAACAGAGGAATGTCAGCCGGAGCCAGCATAGACACGGGCTCAGCACCAGGCACTTTGGAAAAGGAGGAACGGGTTATTATTTCGGTTAACAGTAATCAACGCAGTTTAACTACCGAAACTGACCTCGCTGATCCATTGGATTATTTTAATTACGTAGCACAAAGCAATTACCAAGAGTTTCAAGAGCTGTATAATCTGGCAAAGGAACTTAATCGTAATATATTAACCTATGATGATTACGCAGCTCAAAACGGAGCACCCATTATTGCTAATCCTAATCCGAATATCATTGTCAGAAATATCGTAAATAGATTATTAGTCGCATCCCGTGACTTTCCAAATACTGCAGCAGACATTAATTCAAGTCTGCTGTCTCTGGTAACCATACCGGCAGTCAATACCAACGGTCGCGCTGATTATGAGTCCATGGCCAACCTTTTAAATGCTTTTGTAATGTCTGGATCAGCCTTTAACCCGAGTAACTTTTGGCGCCCCTTTTATTTTACAGGTTATACCAATAATACCGTAGAACAAGCCATTAAGCAAATCGTGTACAAGGATCAGTTACCCAGCCAATACAGTATTGTATTACCACGTATCATTGATCATGTAAAATCCATAAGATTGGTTAGTACGGAAATACCTAACACAGTGAATAACATAACGGAACGCAATAATATCATAACGATACAGTTAAAATATTATCCTACTCCACTTCCACCTGTATTACCACCAAATACTGATCCACTTGAGTTATTAACCGAGGTACCTTTAGATCCAACGGTATCCGCATTTAATTTTATACTTATTAAGATAGACGTAGGTGTTTATACTCTCGACTCATTACTTAAACAGATGAAAAAACAGATCAACGATGCTTGCAAACTGTACACCTATAAAAAATACGCGGACTTGTTTGATATCACTTGGAACTCTTCTAACGGTGTAATTAATATCTTCAGCAACCGTAAAGATGTGTATTTTCACCTAAAGTTTTACTCCGAGCTAACGGGTATCATTGATATTATTAATCCTGGTAATCCATTAGAAACTCTAGGTAAAAGTCATGGTGTTATTAGCTCTTATGTTAGAGACTTATGGTTCTTATTAGGTTTTCCATGGCCATACGAGATTTCGGCTAACGGGGCTAATAAGTACACACAGTATATGACAAACCAAGTCGCTTTCGGCGTACATGATGTATTAACACAAGATCACATTAATAACGATATTTTTGACCGTGATACAAGAGACCTAGATAAGTTTACTAACGATGAAGAATTCATACCAAAAGCGTCCATCTTAAATACATATAGACCATATAAATTTCCGGATATAACAGTGAAATATATTTATCTTGCAATCAAAGGGTTCAAAAGTATCAATCACGTTAACCAGTTTAACGGACTTATAGAATACAAAGACACTGATATATTTGCAAAAATATTACTTTCGGACAACCCAGGAGACGTATGCTATAATACCTTTGTAGATAACCCATTGATATTCGTAAATGCCAAAGATAAAATAGAAACACTTGACATTACATGGGTAGACGAACAAGGACAACCCGTCGACTTTAACAAAGTTGATCACTCATTTACCCTTGAAATGGTACATTATGTTACACAACTTGAAGGTAACGGTTACAGTACCACCCTTGGCACCATTGACCGCAAGTCTTATCCCTCGTGGTTGGCAAATAATTATTAAAGATTTAAGCCCCTTTAAACCCTTTAAATCTTTAAGCCCCTTTAAATCTTTAAGCCCCTTTAAATCTTTAAATCTTTAAATGTTTTATATGATTAATATAATCAATGTCTGCGTTATAATTAACATCCTTATTAATTATATCGCTATGACCCTGCAACTGCCGTGCTAACCCCGGATATGTAATATAACAAGGGCAAATTTTCTGATAAACCGCAAAAAACACGTCAAGTGCACTATACGGACAAGACACATAATTCAAAATAGTTTCAAATGCCAGATTATTGATAATAATCGCATGCGAACCTACCGATCCCTTTAAACGATAAACATTATCATTAACCCTATCGGATTCCGTTGGCATGGACTCGTGACTATGATTTGCCGCTAAATATAACATATGCCAATCCTCTGGTAACTGTTTAAAAGCCTTCTCTAAAACGTCATACATATTGTCCGATAGGATACAGTCGTCATCCAATACTAAAATACGCTGAAAGTTATGCTTAATCGCATCAACGAGTGCGAGACGATAACTTAAACAGTAACCCAATGCTCCATTATTCCAGTATGTGGATTTTTCCCCATAGACTTGATCATTCCATTCCAATTTGGAACCGTCAAACGCCTCCACCCTTGCAGCCGATAATTTAAATTTGTCAAGCTGTTCCTCCATATGCTTACGCCTGTCTGGTCGTCTATCCAGATTAATATAATAAATCCTGTCGAAGAATTTGGTAGAGTCCACGGGTATATTAATACCAAAACCGTACTCGTATGACGCACCTGAACCATCCATGATAGGTGTAGGAATATACAGCTGCCTTTTTGAATTAATTTTAAATGGCAACTTTGCACATAAATCACTAAGCTTGGAACGCGATAAAATATGGTTACCGCATACACTCATTAGCTGTATGGCCAGATCTCGGTCCAATAAGTGTGTAACTTTGAGGTTAACAATTGCCGGATTAAACCCGGAAGGGTCCAACGTCTGATAACCAGTGCCGGTCATAATAACTACCAAATTTAACTTAACATTCACCTTATCTTGAAATATAAATCTATGCACAATCGTAGCCATTGCGGACAAGGCAGTAGAATTTATATAGGATGTACTATTCTTATCAAAGATAATAGCATAGGTATCAGGGTCCGATAACTTATATTTCGTTATGTAACCGTTCAACACAGGATCATCCTCCGGCAGAAAAGGAATATCGGTCATTACATACTAACCCCCGTCATCTCTAAATTTAAAAATTGATATTACTATGTTACCTAAATAACATGAGCTCCGCCAAACCGAAGATCACCGTTCGTCCGACCGCTAAACCTGCCGGCCAGGTAAAAGATGCGGTTTCGGAAGTTTCCTATATGGGTAAAACCATCGAGGAGACCTACAAGGACAAGGAACTGGAGGAGCACATTTTGTCAGATCCGGATACCTACGCCGGTAGCATTGAGCCTCAAGAGGAGGACGTCTGGTGTGTCTCCGAGGAGTCGGGAAACATGTATAAGACCCGCATTAAGTTTATCGAATGTTTTTACAAGCTGTTTGACGAAATCCTTGTTAACGCCATTGATCAACACAAACGAATTGCCGCACGGTTGGAAACAGACCCCGACAGCGGTCTTAAGCCGGTTAAGCGTATCTCCGTTACGGTTGATGAGGAAAAAGGTGTTATTGCCGTAGAAAACGATGGCGAAGGTCTGGATATTGCGATTCATCCTAAGTTCGGACTGTACGTACCAGAAGTTGTGTTTGGCTCCCTACTTACGAGTATTAACTACGATAACACCGAAGAACGCACGGTTGGCGGCAAGAACGGCTACGGTGCCAAGATTACCAACATTTTTAGCCAAGAGTTTACGATTGAGACGGTGGACTGGCGTCGTAAACTGCATTATGAGCAGACCTTTCGTAACAATATGAAGGTGGTAGAAAAGCCCATTATCACTCCTTACACGAAGGTGCCTTACACGCGTATTAGCTACAAGCCCGATTTCGCACGTTTTAATGTTAAAGTCCCCTCCGAGATGGAAGACTGGAAAATGATTCGTAAACGCGTATACGATGCTTCCGCCTGCACGGATAAGTCTGTGCAGGTGCTCCTTAATGGCAAAAAAATCGCCGTTAAGGAGTTTGAAGACTATATTAACCTGTACATCGGCACGAAGCAAGATACCAAACGTGTTTACTCGAAAGTAAACGATCGCTGGGAAGTCGCCGTTTGTCTAAGCAACGATGGCGATTTCGAGCAAGTGTCGTTCGTAAACGGTATCTCGACGGATCGCGGCGGTCGCCACGTTAACCACATTATCGATAACCTGGCTAAAAAGATTGCCGTACATATTACCGAAAAAGACAAAAAGAAGATCGACATTAAACCAGCCTTCATCAAACAAAACCTATTCGTGTTTGTTCAGGCCACGATAGTTAACCCTAAATTCGATACACAGACCAAGCGCAAGCTTGTAAGCAACGTTGAAAATTTCGGCAGCCGCTGCGAGCTGGACGATGAGTTCGTCTCTAAAGTAATTAAACTGGGTATTCTGGAGCGTGCCACGAAGCTGGCCGAATTCAAGGCCAAACAAGGTCTTGAAAAGAAAACAGACGGTAATGCCCGAGCCAAGAAGGTTTACCATCCCAAGCTGGTAGAGGGTGCCTGCGCCGGCCCTAACCGCCCTAAAGGTACGATCACCACCATTGTATTTACAGAGGGTGATTCAGCGGCTGGTTTTATGGGCAAGGGTCTAAAAGGTATTCCTGACAGCGAGCACAAATACTGGAGTTACTTTCCCCTGCGTGGCAAGCTACTGAACATTCGGACGGCTACGATGAAGCAATTGGAGGCCAACGAGGAGATTCTAATGATCAAGAAGATCATTGGACTTAAGGATGGCGAGGAGTACACGGATACGAAGCAATTGCGGTATGACCGTGTTATGATTCTTACGGATGCCGACAAGGATGGTTTCCACATCAAGGGTCTGATCATGAACTTTTTCAGTCATAAGTGGCCTTCGCTGTTGAAGCTTAAAGGGTTTATTTGCGATCTGTCTACGCCTATCAACAAGGCTATTAAGGTAGACGCACGCAACAATCCGCTACAGACCTTGGAATTTTACTCGGAAAAAGAGTACCACACATGGGCTCAGTCCAACAATACTGCTGGCTGGAACATTAAGTATTACAAGGGTTTGGGTACGTATGCCCCTCTGGAAGCAAAATCCCTGTGTGCGCGCATGCAGATCAGTAACTATGTTTGGTCGGATTCTAAGATAGAGTACAAGTCGCAAACCAAGGATGCTACGGCTCACCAGTTTGAGTTGGTGTTTGCCAAAAAGTTTGAGGACGAACGTAAAGAATGGTTGAATGACGGGCACGAGCCTAACCCATTTGCGATTATGCAGGGTTCCAATGGTATGATTAGCTATCTGGGGTTTCTGAACAACCATCAAAAGTTGTTTAGTCAGGCTGACAACGTTCGCTCGATTCCGTCGATTATGGATGGACTTAAGCCATCGCAGCGTAAGGTGCTGTTTTGCGCCATGAAACGTAATCTTACGAAGGACATTAAGGTATCGCAGTTTGCCGGTTATATTTCGGAACATGGTGCGTATCACCATGGTGAAGTAGCCCTGGAAGGTACGATTGTAAACATGGCACAAGACTACATTGGTCATAGTAACTACAACCTGCTGTACCCATCAGGTAATTTCGGTAGCCGAATGGGTGGTGGTCCCGACCTTAAGAAAGGCGAGGATGCCGCTGCATCTCGTTATATTTTCACGTACCTTAACCATGGTACACAGATCCTATTTAATACGGTCGATACCGTCCTTTTGGAGCAACAGGAGGAGGAAGGGCTTCAGATCGAGCCTAAATTTTTTGCACCGGTTCTGCCCATGGTATTGGTAAACGGTGCCACGGGTATTGGTACTGGCTACTCCACGACCATCCAATGTTACAATCCTCACGATATTATCGACAATCTCCGTCGGTACATCAAGGGCGAGGAGCTTCAAAAAATGACCCCTTGGTACCGTGGCTACAATGGTCAAATTGTCCAGATTGGTGATAAGGACGATAACCGTTTTATTACCGTGGGTAAGTGGGTGCGGGTGGATAAGAACACGATCCGTGTAACCGAATTGCCGGTAGGTACGAACATGTGCAAGAGTTACAAGGGTTATGTCCAGTTTCTGAATACATTGTTGGATCAGGACTCCACTAAAAAGCCTCCGGCTGCTAAGCCAGCGGCTGCGGCAGTGAAAGCGAAAAAACCGGCAGCAGAGGAGGCTCAAGCGCAGCCCGAGGATGATGAGAGTACGAAGTCAAGTGGTGCGGCATTTAAAGATGCGGTGTTGGCTGACTACGAGATTATTAAGGCTACGGATACGGATTTGATTGTGGATTTGACCTTTAAACCGGATGTACTGGATCGTGAATTGGAAAACAACGACGATTTTCATTTCGAGAAGAAAATTAAGTTGGCATTTACCTTTACTACAAACAACATGCACCTGTATGATGTCAATGGCTATATTAAGAAGTATGAGGATACACGTGACATTATCAGGGAGTTTTGTGAAACCCGCATGAAGTATTACGTAAAACGCCGGACCTTGCTTCTGGAACAGAATCGTAACGAGTTTGCCAAGCTATCGAGTCAGTATCGGTTTATTACGGAAATCATGAACGAGACCCTGGACATTCGCCGCAAGCCTAAGAAGGAGGTGGAACAGATGCTGGAAAAAGCAATACCCGCTTATCCCAAGTATGAAAAAACACGGGGACTGTCAATGGAGGAGGCTGAAGATGTGGATGAAGATGCCCCTGAACCGGTGGTAGCGGCAAAGGGTAGTTATAACTACTTGCTTAACTTGCCGGTGTCTTCGTTTACGCAAGAAAAGCTGGATCGTCTTAAGGCGGAGTCGGACAAGTATCAGTCCATCTGTGATGTTCTGGAGAAACAGACGGAAGTGGACTTGTGGACTGCTGACATTGATGCCTTTAGCACGGAATATGTGGCCGATACAGATGCCTGGAATGTGCGTAACAGTCTTGCAGTGACTGAGTCGGAGGCAAAGGCAAAGGCGAAGCTTAAGCCTAAGGGTAAGACAACACTTAAGGCTAATGTTAAGCCTAAGGGTCTTTAAAAATGAAGATTTACGTTTTAAAAATGAGCAGGTTTGTATGTACGAATGTTAAAGAGCTTCAGGCTAAGGGCTTAGTCCCTTTGGGAGACCTAATAATGGATGAGGTTAAAGGTAAGGTTGAAGGTAAAATTAAAGGTAAAGTTGAAGGTGAAGGTGAAGTAGGGTATGTGATCATTTATGATATTACAACCGATACGGTCACCCACTTAAAAGCCAAAGTCGTCACGGATGACGCACTATGGATAATAACAGAGGATTCGTTCACGGACAATCTTGATAATGATACATTTACATATTTCAAATATAAAGTATGTAAAAATGATATTTAGCTATTATTAAATGGAGAATCTGGTAGAGCTTGTGCGTACCACATATTACAATCATATCGAAGAATTTAATGATACTTTGATACTATTTAAGATTATATTTAAACATATCCCAGAAGAACGTCTAAAACAACTGTTAAAGGTAAAGGTAAATAGTGTAGATCCTTTGGTAACATTAACCTCAGATTTAGATATCGTAGATCCTTTGGTAACATTAACCTTAGATCCCATTGAACCCATTGAACCGGAAGAGCCAGCTACGGCCCCTGAGCAGATGTTAACTGCTCTGCGTGCACGCCAGTTAACGGGTGACCAACGGTCAACAGAATGGTTAATGCAACGGGTCAATTACATTACGGCCAGTATATCTGCGTGTTGTGCCGGTATTATGGGGGCGGGTTCACGTGAAGCACAATTGTTAGAAAAGGCTTCAGGGGGTTCCTACCGGACATTTTTGGGTGGTTATCATACGGATATGGGTAACATATTTGAGGATATTACGGCTAATCATTATAGTCGCTTGAATGGTACACGGGTTCATGATTTTCGTCTAATACCTCACGATGACCCGGAGTTTAGTTTTCTGGGCGCATCGACGGATGGTATAACGGATGAGCTAACCAATATAGAAATCAAAACATTGGCTGGTCGTCCACTGGACTCGAAAATAAAGAAAGAGTATTTTCATCAGATGCAACATCAGATGGCTTGTTTAGGATTAGCAAAAACGCACTTCTTGGAGGCTAAATACGATACTTTCAAGACATTGAAGGACGCCCGTTTGTCTTCGTTAAAGAACAAACTGCCTTATGGTATTGCACTGGAGTTTTACAGTGAAGATAACGGTTTTAAATATATATATTCTCCGGATGATCTACCATATGACGAGTTACTAAACTGGATGGAATCATGTGCGTCAGGTGCATCTGAAAATGGTGTATTTATCAGGACTATATTTTGGTGTATGACTGGCTATCAGATGAAGGTTGTAAAACGGGATCCAGCCTGGATCAAAGAGATGGGTCCCGCACTTAAAGCTTTTTGGGCGGAATTGACCGAATTAAAGGCACAGCCGGAAAAAGTCAAAGCCCTGATTAATGCACGTGAAACTAAGAAGGAGATAAATAAGGCGGCACGCTCAAACCGACCTGCTATGATACAGTGCTTGATTTAGATATATGATCTATCTAATCTAATTTAACCAATTAGCAAGGGGGTAAGGGGGAGGGCACCTCTCCCAAAATTGATACAGTTATTACTCGTAACCATATCTGTGGTAACATGACGCCCACTGATACCACGTACCGGCTCGTGATTGACGATGTCATGGCTCGACTGACCTTGGCCAAACCCAAGACCATGGAGACGGTCAACCGCATTCTGAGCAAGTTGCGCTCGGGTGACGAATCCTGGTACGGATTGATGGTGGGTGAGATCCAGTCGGGTAAGACGCCGGCTCAAATGATCCTTATCTGGGTGTTTTCACGCCACTACGAGTTTCTCGGTCACGTGTGTTTCGTGACCAAGTGCCTCGACTCTATTCGCCGCGATGTGATGGGCAAGTTCAAGTCGGATCTTATCAATCAGCACCTTATCGCTGCTTGCTCTACCCATTGCAGCGACATGTCGCCCACCAAGGTCATCTCGGCCTTCGGACTTTCCTACCATATCTACACGGACCACAATACGGTCCTGCTCGGCAAGCCTGGTCTGGTCGAGATTATGTTGATGCAAAAGGATAACTACACCCATATCCGGGAGTGGTTCAAGTTAAAGGGGTTAAAGGGGCTCAAATCCGAGGCAACAGCCCCGGCACCCGTCTTGTTTTTAATGGACGAAATGCACGAGCTCTATTCCGGCACACTGGATCTGTTGCCCGACAACGGTTTGACGACCATTTACGGACACTCTACCAGCATGCTTCACTGGTTTAAGCGTCAGATGACCAAGTCCAAAACCTCAGGCCGGCGGTGCTATATGATCGGGGTGACGGCCACCCCCTATTCCCCTATGACCGCAGACCCCATCTGCTGGCCTACGGAGATTTTCCGGCTTGAGACAGATGCACCGGCCCCTGGTCTGACCTACTACGGTTACAAGGACTACGTCTTGTCAGGTATTCAATTTCAGACATACTCTCCGGGGCTTGTGGACATGGAGGCCATTGCCAAGATCATGGCTCGGCCGCGTACGCTCCTTAACAACGGTAACAAGGAGGTTACCCTTATATGTATTACCATGTACACCTATAACGAGTTGCACCGGGAGATTGCCGATATTATCAAGTCCGTCTACGGTGATCGGGCCGTACCCCTGGTATTTAACCAAACCAACAAAACAAATCTCGAGGCCTGGTTTAAGCCCAGTATGCTCACCAAGGAAGTATGTGAGGCGGGGGCTCTCT